TATCCCCCACTACCTGGTGTTACAGCACCTAATACCTGCGGAATATTTAGATCATTAGCAGTAACAACTGTTACGGTAGCATTGTTAGTTGGTGAAGTGCCTCCTAGGCTGGTTCCCGGAAGTGTTATCGTATCATTAGCAACATAACTGTTTCCTGTGTTATTACCTATAACTGCTTGATATGTAGCACCTAATCTTGAAACAGTAAATGTTGCGCCACTACCACTGCCGCTAGTAGCTGACTGTACAATGTTTGCATATGTTTCGTTGGTGCCTTTAATCTGCGAAGTTAGCAGTCCACTTAACAAAATAGTATTAGATGTAATATCAGTAACAGCTACCGAAGTACCATCGCCTCGATCTATAACAAGACCAGGAGTAATGCCAGATGTGTTAGTGACCTGTATAGTGTTATCACCAATCTCTGCTGTCGTGATCAAAGTAGTAGCTGTAACAGTTCCACCGTTGCCTACAACAGAACTAATCTGTGATCCTGTAGGAATACCGGTTCCTGTAATAGGTGCACCAGCAGGAGGAGCACTGCCTGTGAAACCAATGATACTGGCTCCACTTGCTGTGATAAGACTAGTGGTTACGGTCCCACTTTGACCGTTTGAATATACATTGAAACTTGGTGTTCCTACTGAGGCACCAGTATAGAATCCTGCCTTGCGTAGCTGAGTATATGTTTGGCTCAGTGTCGTTGGGTTAGATGTTCCTACTCTTGATTTGGCATAATAGGTAAATGTAGTTGAGCTAGGAACAGAAGCTACTAAGAAAGTTCCTTCTGCACGGCTGAAACCTTTAACTGACGCTGCAAGAGCCTTGATGGTAAAGACATCGTTAACTGCGAAACCGTGATTAGCCACGGTAGTTACTGTGATCAAGCTGCTGCCAATATTTCCTGTGCCTGCTGATGCATCTGTAACCACGCTACTGACTGGAAGATCGCTACCAGGTATTTCGTACACACTTGGATAGTTACGCATCATAGAGATAGTCTGCCACTTAGTTGGCTGAAGTCCGTACTCAAAGTCAGCGTCAAGCATTGACTGCGGTATACCAACTTTAACACGTTCCATAGCGTCCGAAGACGAGTTATTCATATGGACTATCTGTTCTTTTCCTTCGACAAAAATCTGTATTTGATCGGTGACCATCATTCCAGATGTGTCAATGTCAAAGGTTACGGTGGTTATTTTTTCATTGCCGTAGAGTGCTGCTGGAAAATCTGAATCGTAAAATCCGTCATAGGTAACTTCAGCAGCAGTGTCAGGATCACTAAAGTTATACATGATAACATTTCGTGATGTGTTAGTGATCAATAAAATATCTTTTTGTTTGTAGAATCCTGGAAACTTGACATAACCACGATTTGAAATCTTTGTAGGTAAAGCAGTGAGACCGTTGACTAGCACGTCAATCAGCCCGTTAGCCAATGTTGACACCAACGTAGCACCAAATACTTCTGCGGGCACTGATGGTTCTATAACCTGCGGTACTGCTGTCTGTCTAGCAGCAAAAGCAACATTCGAAAGGATATAGTTTTCTACAAGATCTCTTAAGAATGTATGAGCATAGACTTCTGGTTGACGATCACCATCTACCTGTGGGATGCCGTTTTCAAAATACTTTGAAGCATAGTTTACAGTTTTATTATTACCACCGCTGGCTATATCGTGTATATAGGCATCAACCATATAGCTGATGTCTCTGCGACACTTGGCTGCATTGTAGGTATAATAAGCAAACGGTGCTATATTATTGGCAACGTTATAGGCGATATAAGCGATGACTTCTTCTTGGATGAATCTCTTATTATCATCTAATAACTTAACGGTGTTAGGAGCCAATCCACCATTCTGTGGATTTGGAGCAACAACTGTTGGTAAACTGCTAAGGCCTATGTTTATAGCATTGATAGTTATGTTAAACAATACATTGGTGCCGTGGATACCAAGAGCTTCTGCGGGGTTGCCTGCGATAGTTACCTGTGTAGCACCACTAACGTTGTTTAATCTAGTATAGGGTGTATTAGTTAGAATATTAGTTGCGATCTTTCCTAGCAACCATTGATATGTCGCCACTTCAACACTAGGTGTTAGAATCTGTATAGCACTGTTAAGATAAAATCTAGAAGCTATCTGATAGCTAGCTGAGTTGCCGCCGTAGGTCAAATCATATATGATAGAATCTATGATGTATCCTGTGTCTCTGCGACATTTAGCTTGGCGTGTAGTTGTGTAACTGTATCCAGTAAATGGTGCTTGGCTGGCGGCTATCTGTTGTGTGATGTAGGCATTCATTTCCTCTATCAGGAATGATTTGTTAGCCGTCAACAACGCTACGGTATTTGGATATTGACCGTAGGCAGGAGGTACCGCTCCTGGTGTAAACTTAAAATATGAAATCTGTTTCTTTGCCATTTACTATTTTTCCTCAGATATTAGCTTAACGCCACTGCCATAGCGACAGCTCTTTTATCTACATAATTTTTATTAGTAGCGTGTGTTCTTATTGTTGGGTTGGTGGGTACAACTACGTTTCCACTTACTGACACACTACCACCGAATGTTGTATTTCCTGTGGCAGACACTGTGCCTGCGATCGTTACATTTCCTGCGACATCTAATGATACCAATGATCCAACACTGGTAAGACTTGAGCCTACTACGTTGCTGGCTATAAAAGTTCCAGTCAACCCCTGCGCATTTGAATTTATTTCTATGTTGGCTGTGCCATCAAACAACTGGTTATTAATCGTCCTAGCAGTGGCCAGCTTGGTTGCCGTGTCAGCATTACCAGTTAAACTACCTGTAACATTACCTGTTACATTGCCCTGCACATTTCCAACTACTGGTCCTGTATGTGTACCTGAAGTACCGCCAGTGACGTTACCCGTAACATTACCTGTTATATTACCTGTAAAAGTTCCAGATATTGTTGTTGCAGAAATCGATGATAGCCCAGAAAGAGAAGTTAGAGAACCCCCCAAAGATATCGTATTGCTACCGATAGTCACGGTGCTGTTTGCTAGTTTGCTGTTGGGTATATTTCCAGTCAACGCACTAGATGGAATCGTTGTTTCTAGATTTGAAAGATCTGCCCTTAGTATTTGATGCCCGCCCGTTACAAAGCCGTCAAATACTCTGATACTAACAGTCGAAGGGTCAAAAAACACTTCGCCCTTGCTGGCTACCTTGCGATTTAAGGTAGTTATATCATAGTTAGGAAGTAATCTGATGCTGTTAAAGTTGTTGGTAGACATAGCTATACATGGTCCTCGTCCTATTATTTATCAGTTTGAAATTTTTCAGAACCTGCGTTATCAGCTCCTTTTAAGCGTAAATATCCATATGTTTAATCTGTTTAAAAAGAAAAAAAGCTGGGTAAGATTCTATAGTCTAGATCAGAATGTTGCTGCGATCTACCCAGTCACACAGTCTAAACTAGTAGACAGAGATTGGAATGGGCTAGGAAATACCGAAAGAAACCGCCCAGAACAAGGGCGTCAAACGGTGTTAAACTGCCCGGCTATCAAGCAGCTAACTAGAACTGGGTATGTTCTTAGGGCTCCAGCAGATTTTGTCATCAAAACAGGTCCTAGCATCGAACACCTAAGCTGGGAAACTCCTTTCTTGTTTAAGCGGCACAGTGACAAATATACATTCGGCGGCACTGATTATTATGTAAGCTGGCATAGTCCTGCACAGACAGAACCATTAATACCTAAAGAAATACCTAACACAGATCGCCCCCATCTACACAGTGCTGTAAAAGTAGAAACTCCATGGCGTGTAAAGGCCAGCGATGACATTTTACTATTGCAGATTCCTGTTAGTTATGACAACGAAGCTAGATTTACAGCAGCTACAGGAATCGTTGATCCTAGGTACATGCATGCCGTAAGCGTACAACTGTTTTGGCATGTGCTAGAAGGCGATACACTGATTCGCGCCGGAACTCCATTGGTACAATATGTCCCTATTAGCAGAAAACTAGTAGAACAAAACGGTGTAGATTTTATTGTTGATGTTGCAGGACCAGTCGAGGAAGAAATAGAAGATGCCTATACTTTTTCTAATCACAGTAGATTTCCTAGATCAGACAGTGTAGGAAATAAGATGCGTGTGATTACGGATCTGTTTAGTTTCTTCCGTAAAAAATATCCTAAAAATAAGATTTAAAGATGTAGTTTGGTCAAGGGCATGGTGTTGATCTGCCCTTTGATAAAAGTGTTTACAGCCAGACTAATACGAGGAACGTTTCCTTGATATTCAGTGACCATATGTTCCATGCTGCTAGGAAATATCAACATTTCTCCGACTTTAGGTGTAAGGCTCCAACTCTTTGAGTTATAGATGTTGGATTCGTCAATGTCATACTCCAGTAACTGGTATTCGCTGGTTATAAACTTAGTCTGACCCGATTCCCCTTCAGTTTGCAGATAAAGCACTGTAGAAAACACACTGTTGGGATGATAATGTCTGTGATGTATTTGACCTTTTTCTGTTTTATTAAACCAACTTTCAGTGATAGCGATCTCTATACGTTGATTGGCTCGCATAACACCATAAAAGTATTCGCAGATTCCGTCGTATACTCCTTGAGCTAGTTTTTCAAACTCGGGTTTTTCTAGTACATTTTGATCTTTACTGATCCAGTTATTGTAGTTTGGCAACCATTCTATGCTGGTTAAATCCACACCCGATACATCTACTCCGGTCCTAAAAACTGGTTTTGAAAACAGCGGCCATATTGATTTTTCTACATTCATTATAAGTCTCTTGTAATAATCTGCTTAGATATATAGTACTGTACGATGACAATACCTATGAAACTGGAAAAAGATATAGCTACATTCGAGGGCGTTCTGACAGCTGAAGAATGCCAAACTCTCATCGATCATTATAATCGAATGGCAGATCTTAATCTCAGTTACAGCAGGTTAGATCTTCGAGACGGAATAGCACATAAGAAAAAAGATAAAGCTAGTTTTCTTTTAGAGGAAAACAGTCTAAGACTAACAGCAAATACAGGTTATATCAAGTATTTTGTTGATAGACTATGGGCCTGTTGGAGCGAGTACGTATCACATTACAGTATCTTAGATGACGTTGGACATTTTCACATACGCATGATAAAGCTACAAAAAACTCTTCCCGGAGAAGGGTATCATCAATGGCATTTTGAATCTGATAACATGGATCGTGCCGGCAGAATAGCTGCCTGGGGGTGCTATCTAAACACTGTAGATCAAGGTGGCGAAACAGAATGGCTGTATCAAGGCATTAGGATACCTAGCATACAGGGAAATCTAGTCATATGGCCAGCGGCTTTCACCCATACACACAGAGGCAATCCACCATTGAGCGGCGAAAAATATCTACTCACTGGTTGGATTGAACTATAAATGCAGACACTACAGCTTTTTCCTACAGAAGTTTTCGTTTTTGAAAACAAATCTATCGATAATCAGGCCCTTATCGAAAAGATGAAAGTGCTTAATGGCACTGAAATAAAAAGAACCACCACGATTAGTATCCTATACGATCTACGTAAAGAAGCAGATTTCAAAGAACTGTTTGATTGGTTCGATGCATGCCTAGAAGAAATACGTGTGGCACAGAAATTTGACTGCGACAAGATAGTGATAACAAACAGTTGGTTCAACGTCGCACTCAGCGGTTACAACATGTATCAAAACTATCATAAACATTCTATGAGCATGTTCAGTGCGGTCTATTACATGACCGAAGGCAGCGCAACTATCTTTGAAGATCCTGAAGTGCATAGGACTGAATCAGAACTTGAAGTACTAAGACATGATTTTAGTCCTTGGTATAGGTCTGTGGCCACTCCAGGAAAGTTAATAGTTTTTCCTAGCTGGCTGTATCATATGAGCGAGCCTCACATACTGAGCAACGATCGATATATTATAAGTTTTAACACATTTCCTAGTGGTCGGATCAATCATAATCTTGCTACTGATTCGAAAATCACCTTGGACATAAAATAATGATCAATGATATTATTGTACTAGGAGGCGGAAACGCCGGATACATGTCGGCATTATATCTCAAGAGTTCATTTCCTGAGATGGATATCACTGTTATCAAGTCTAAAAAGATAGGTACTATCGGCGTCGGCGAAGGCAGTACTGAACACTGGACTAGATTCGCTCAGGCTGTGGGAATCACCATAGGCGATCTAATGGTACACTGCGGAGCTACAATAAAAGTAGGCATTAAGTTTGAAAACTGGCATGGTGACGGTACCAGCTATTATCATAGTCTACCTGAGTACTTAATCAATATGAATAGATACTCAGGTGCTGCTTACTCTATGATGAGACTCATAGGCGACGGAGTTTCCAGCGAAAACTTGCATTGGGATCTTCCCATGCAAGGATATGTCAGAGAACCTCTGACAGATTATTATCAGTTCCACTTTGACAGTGAAAAACTCAATAACTATCTGCGAGATCGTTGTGCTATCTCGGGAATAAAAGTCATAGATGCAGAAATCAAAGGACCGATATTAGATCAACAAGGCTTTGTTGAGTCTGTGATTGACGATCAAGGTAATAGATATGCTGCTGATTTTTTCATAGACAGCAGTGGATTCAACAGAGTTATAGCATCTGACCTAGGAGCAGAATGGATCGACTGGAGCAAATACCTGCCATTGAACTCTGCTATAGCTTTCCAGACGTCCTATGAAGAAAAGATTCCCCCCTACACCCTCGCTAAAGCCATGAACAGCGGTTGGCATTGGCGTAGTCCTGTGCAGGATCGTTTTGGTAACGGTTATGTTTTCAGCGATCATTTTATTACTGAAGACCAAGCAGTGTCTGAAATACAAAAACACTTCAAGGATACCATCAAGATAGGCCGCAAGATTAACTTTAAATCAGGTAAGGTCAATCGTGCATGGATTAAAAACTGCGTGAGCATAGGTCTTAGCAGCAACTTTGTAGAGCCGTTAGAAGCTTCTAGTATATCTACGACCATAAAACAACTGCAACTATTATCAGGCGCACTATGGAACTGGACCCGAGAAGATCAGTCTAGCATAAAAGAATATAATCACACAGTCGACGATATGATGTCAAACATACTCGATTTTATACAACTGCACTATTTCACCGAACGCAATGACACAGAGTTCTGGCGCTGGTGCAAAAATGAAATGACCATGACTGATTTTCACAAAGAAAATCTAGAAAACTTTAAGAAAAACTTTGTTAATCAAATACTGTTACCTGAAGACGGTCTTATGAGTAACTTTAGGATCTATGATTGCCTAAACTGGATACAGGTCATGCACGGTCTACGCATGTTTGACACCGCTAGTATAAAAAATCTATTCGAAAAAAGATACGGATACCTGAGAAAAGACGACGAAGAATATCTATCTAGATTCGAGAATACACCTACAGAAGGTTGGCTGACCTGTAGAGAAGCTGTAAATAAAGTCAAAGCGATGGTCAGCAATACGGTGGAATATAAACTATGATAAAATCTTTAATAATTTTAGGCGGTGGAACCAGCGGTCTTATTAGTGCCCTGATGCTGAAGAGCGGTTGGCCTGATTTAAAAATCACTATGATTGAATCATCTGCACTAGGAATCATTGGCGTTGGAGAAGGCAGTACCGAGCATTGGAAAAGATTCATGAAACAGGCAGACATATCTGTGTTTGATATGATGCGCAATACCGGTGCAACTTTTAAAATAGGTATCAAGTTTACAAACTGGAACGGAGATGGCAAGCATTATTTCCATAGTCTGGCAGAGCAGTTTGGAACCCACAGTAGATTCAATGGCATTCCGTATACTCTGGAAAAGCTAATCGCTGAAAACTTTGATCCTTTAGACACTGTTTATAAAAAAAGCATGAACAGTATGCATTCCGAACCATTGCATGACAGTCTAGCTCAGTATCATTTTGATACATTTAAACTAAACAAATATTTCCATGATCTGTGCGCTGAACGCGGAATAGAACTAGTTGATACTAAGATTGACGATGTAGTTTTAGACGAACAAGGATATGTCAGCGAACTCGTCGGCAACGATGGTCAAAGACATTCTGCTGATTTTTTTATTGATTGCTCAGGATTTAGAAGAATTATTGGTAGCAAGTTAGATGCCAAATGGCTAGATAAGACTGATCAGCTACCATTAAATTCTGCGCTGGCATTTCCTACAGCATACCAAGAACATATTCCTTCTTATACAGAATCTACGGCACTGAGCAGTGGGTGGGTATGGCGTATTCCTACCCAGGATAGGTTTGGCAACGGTTATGTTTTCTGTGATAGTTTTATTGACGAAACTAAAGCCTATGATGAGGTTAGCCAACACTATAAACAACTAGGAATCTCAGACAACATAGAAATAGGAAAAAAGATAAAGTTTGGTGCAGGTCATGTCGAAAAGTTTTGGATAAAAAACTGTGTAATGACTGGGCTTAGTGGGATATTTGTAGAACCACTAGAAGCATCTAGTATGGGTACCACTATCCAACAGACTTTCCTACTCTTGCCCAGTTTATATTATTATGTGAAAGGCGATACACATGCTGAAGAGATCTATAATAAGCAGATGTCTGAAATAGCAGAAAACATAGTCGATTTCATACAGCTACATTATTTTACAAAGAGAAACGACAGTGAGTTTTGGCAGTGGGTTAATAACAATATCAAGTACACTGATTTTAATCGGGAGAATATGTCATTCTTTAAAAAGCATGGTGTACATACTCACTATTTTCAAAGTGAAATGCTCCTGTTTAGACATTTAAACTTTATGCAGGTAATGCACGGACTTGGTATGTTTGACACTGAATCCTTGAATAAAAAATGGTCTGAACATATGAAAAATAGATATGATACTGTTATTCAAAAGGAATTATTCGAAGGTGATAAATGGCACGATCAAAATGCTACATTCTATACTCATAGAGAAGCTATCGAAATGATAAAACAAAGGAATGATAATGTACAATACAAGTTCTAAGATAATCATCTTAGGCGGTGGTAGCGCAGGTTGGCTCACAGCTCTTTTTATAAAACGAAACTGGCCACGTTGCGACGTATCGTTGATAGAAGATCCTAAGCGTCCTCCTATTATTGCAGGGGAAAGTGGCAGCACTACACATCGAACATTCTTGCGTCATTTGCAAATAGATGACGATGATTTTATTAAAAATGTAAATGCTACTCCCAAGATGGGCGGTAAGTTCACTGACTGGAACGGTGTAGGTACAGAGTTTATACATGCTATGCAGACTGATTTTGCACCTTGGCTCGACGGTTGGACTGATCACATCGGCTCAAATCCGCTAGACGCTCTTACTATGCGCAAACTGTCAGACATAATGAAGCAAGAAAGCGCCAAGAACATGTACCTAAAAACACTTTTAGGAAACAATACACCGTTATGGAAAGCGTTTTTTGCAGGAGAGTTTATTAGACAGCAGAAAGTTCCTTTCGGCGGTGATCTAACTTCTTTGCCTTGCATACCTATGTGGCATTTTGAATCTCGAGATTCGGCTGCATATTTTAAAAAGACAGCATTATCACGTGGTGTTAATCACATAGAAGGAGAGTTTCTTTCAGCTTCACAAGATGAAAGAGGAAATATCGTTTCGTTAAAACTCGACGGAGATAGAGAAGTAACTGGTGATTGGTTTTTCGATTGTTCTGGATTTGCAAGATTATTATTAGGAAAAGTTTTAAAAGAACCATTAGTGGATATGACTGATACTTTTCCTCAAAGAGAAGTGATTGGTTGGTGGGACGAACCCTGTTATTGTGTAACCACTAATGCTACAGCTATGGAATATGGCTGGTCTTGGAATATAAATCTCAAGCATCGATCTGGCAACGGATACATTTTTGATCCGGATCTTATCAGCAAAGAACAAGCTCACCAAGAAGCTGAAAAAAGATTTAATAAAAAAATAGATGTTATAGCAAATCTAAAATATCAACCAGGTGCGATGAGAAATGTATGGAAAAACAATGTATTCGCTATTGGTCTTAGCAGTGGGTTTGTTGAACCATTAGAAGCCAACGGAATAGCACTTATAGTCGAAACCTTGTATGCAGTACAAGACTATTGGGATCCTTTAAGGAAGAATACTAACCCCGAAGTAGTACAACGCATGAATGATAAAATATGGTTCTTGACTGAAGATTTTGCCGACTTTATCGCACTTCATTATCATGGTAATAGAAACGATACCGAGTTCTGGCGTAGATTTAGAGAAGAACCACATAGGACACGAGATAGCCTTAGAGTTAAGCTGGAAGAATGGGAACAGTTTTATAAAGGTTTGATCGCTGAACCGTGGCCTAGAGCTTACAGTCCTGTAGCTTGGATGATGGTGATCCAAGGAATAGATAAGTTTAGAGTAGCAGACTCTGCTAGAGTACCTGAAAACTTGCTTTCATCGGGTGAAAAAGTACTAAATATTAATCTGCAAAGATATAAAAACCTCGTAGATCAGTGCTGGTCTATTGAGGAATGGATACAACATACCGCATAAATATTGTATAGGAGATTATGATGGCAATTTACAAAATGATTTACCGAGATGAAGAAAATCCGGAAACTCATGCTCTACACGTTTTTGAAGTCTACACAAAGGCAGATACTAGAACTGCCGCTTCGCAAAAGTTTGAGCAAAATGCAGGAACGAGACACGTTGTTGCAGGTCCAATGGGTCCGCTAGAAGAAAAAGTCGTACCTAAAGATGCTACTTGGGTTGAATAACCCTATCTAAAAAAGATTTAGCGTCAGAAATACGTCTTAGTTCGTTCTGGATTTCCTGGTTGGTCCACTCGAACGGTAGCCCTAAACAAGGTCTTGTATCCCATTTCAACCAGGAACTTTCCCCTTCAGCATCCACATATTGCAGAAAAGCCTGAATCTGCTTTTCGCCTGTATATGGCTCTCTCCAGTGTTCATGTCTCCTACCGCTGTAGATTACTAGATCTCCTTGATCTAGATGAATCTCGTGTACAGTGCCTTGCTCGTTCTTGATGTATATAGGCCAAGAAACTTCGCCAGGTTGTATACATACTGATACTGTTACTTCTGAACTAGGTCTATCAAAATGACGCTGTAGCTCTGTTCCTTTATAGTAAATGCGAGCATAACTATAGGTAGGCCATAGCTTTTTTCCTACTTCTTTTTCCAATAAAGGTGTTAGATGTACACTCAGTGCTTCAAACATCAAAGGACTATATCTAGCAAATGTACCTTCGCAAAGATCAGCAAGGTTGGCATTAGGATATAGTTGCCTACAGGTAGTTTCCATCATAGAAAACTCTAGTGCTAGAAAATCACAGAGCTCTTTAGAAACTGCATTTTTTATGATCTTATAATCTTCCATCATAGTAAAGGAATCAACCCGTTGTTAGAAAATGGTTTTTCTTTATATTTGACCAAGCTAGATTCATATGTAGTCATGATATCAAAACCAATAGTAGTTCTTATTCCGTCAAATGGTTCAGTGGCTTCTACATAATGATACCTATTACCGGGACCAAAGTATATCTGTCCTGGTTTATTCAATATTTCGTAATCATCAAACACTGTTTTAGTTGTCTTAGGTTCTATAGCTATGTATCCGTGATACTCAAACTCATGATGATGCCTATGTAACAGCTGGTCTTGTGTATGATAGTTAACCCAACTCTGTATCCATAAGTCTCTGGTGTCTCCTAGCTCTGATCTAACTAAAGTTCTAAGTTCTTTATATACCTGATAAAATGTCCAACTTGGTGCAGTCAATGAAAAAATATTATACTTGTCAAAGCTCCAGGTAGAATCTTTTCCAGGAAATGCTTCTTCAAATAATCTATGAGCGATTTCTAAATCAAGTTTTAGTTCATAGATATGTTTTTCTATAAACTCTGATTGATATAAAATATATTCTTGGCCAGGGTATCGTGTTATCATATGAATAGATTTCCTAGATTAATATTGATCAAGCATCTATAAGCGGAATCTTTGCAGAAAGAAGCAGTATGATAATAACGCCCGTTAAATGCCAGTAGTTGGCCTTTCTTTGGTGTTACTCTAAGTTTTTCTGTGAAGTTATCAGTCTTGATTTTTTCTATGTCTTTATTACCGGCATCAAAATCATCATTAGTTTCATTGTATATAATGGTGTCGCCATCACTGTCATTGACATAATAGATTGCATTCCAGTGCGGATGGAAGCTATCAATGTGGGGCAATAATGCTCCTTCACCGTTTGAAAATGTTAGATTAGCTCTCATCCTGAATAGTCTGTTAAATGGTACTGCTGCTTGACTAGTAATACTCAGCACTAATGGATATACAAGTTGGAAATAGTTACTTACGGGTACATTTTTTTCATAGAAAAAATGATTCATACCTGCAGGATTTTTTGTAGATCCTACAAATGGGTCGTCTCCAGATACGATATTCTTATTCAACACCCAAGGAAACTCCCATCCAGTTAAAACTGTTTCTAGATAATCCTGGTAGTCTTTAGGAATAATATTTTCGACTATGATAATATCGTCACTTGGCATGTATGTTTCCTGATATTGATATTCTATATTCGTCTGAAGTGCTGAAAGGGTAAACTGTATGTGGTAAACAGCTAGGAAATAAAAATATTTGTCCTTCGAATGTGCTGTCTACAGGAAACTCTGCTTCTCTTACTTCTCCGAATATGTTTGTATATATGAAAGAAAACATTCCTGCCCTGGGCATGTTGGTATTTCTAACATGGCTTTCTTGTAGTTCATCTTGGAATCTATAAGGAACCTTGACCCATATAGCGAAACTAAACAGGCCATCGTGAGTGTGCATAGGATTAAACTCGTTTTTGCGTTGAAAGTTAACCCAATAGCTCTGTAGCTCTAGATTTTCATTACCAAGATCTTTTCTAGTATGTCTCAAATCCCAAGCTTCTTTGTATTGCTTACAGAGCGATACCACATATTCTTCTAGAGATTTTTTGTTTTTATCTAGCTTGAACTCGAACTTTATATTTCCTGCAAGATGCTGATTAAATTTTTCACTGTTTTCAAAATCAATAGAATCTATTTCACTTTTTAAATCAGCAAATAACTGACTCGGAAGTGTATCTTTGATAAATCCGTAGTTGGCAAATGACCCAAACATGGCTGTCATGCAGCAAATCCAAAAAAGTTAATTGTTAGTCTAGCACTGTCTTTGTCATTGCCAAAATAACTGTCTGCGCTATGCCACTCGTCTGGCGGAAATATGACACATCTATTATAGACATTTTCTACAGTCATTGATTTTTTAAAATGACTTCGTTGTTCTAGCTTGTGTTTATAAAAATCTTTTCGATCTTCCGGAGCAGCCTTTAACTCGTTAAAAAATAATTGATTAAAATCAATCATCATTTCTTTTGTTTTTTTATAAAATATTGTTCCACTGTTTTTGGGAGGATCGGGATTTAAAAATATAACTCCAGCTACATTATATTTTGGTTCATCGACATGACACCAACCTAGATTGTAACTTTCATCAACTAGGGCATAGTTGATTTTAAGATAATGGAAGTACCTTTTTCCTGGACAATGCACGATTATTTTTGATGCCAGCGAATGAAAAAGAGTTTCATTGATCTGATCGAGAACCGTAGATCTTACGCCAGGCCATGTTGCTTGTTCATCTGTAGTATATTCTTGCTTAAGAGCATGGTATCTCCACAGATCAGGACATTCAAAAAAATCATCAACTATCTTAAAGGGTTGTCTCACTGTTCTAATCATCTCAATCTCAAAAAATGTATTTGATTTAATCTAGAACTTTCTTTATCGGTTCCAAAAAAGTAATCTGCGGCATGCCAGCATCGACTGTCAAACATAACCATCCTGTTATAAATACTTTCTATTTTTATTGTAGGATTAAAATAATTTATTTGTTCCTCTCTATACTTAGACATAGCGGCACGTTCTTCTGGTGTAGATAATAATACATCTTTCATAAACATTTCACTGTATTCTTCACCATTAAAGTCAGGAGCATCTTCAAAGATAGTAGTTCCGCAGTTTTCGCCTGCATCCTTATTAAGATAAACTACACCTGCTACGTGTAGCTTAGGATCATCGTCATGCACCCAACCCCTGCCGTAGCTTTCGTCGATTAACTGGAATCCTATCTGTATTTCTTCGTAATCTCTTATTCCATATTCACGTAGAGTGAACATTAGTTTTCTAGAGACAAACTTAAACATATTAGTATCTAGTTCGTGTAACAGTTTTGTACGCAGCCCTGGCCAACTACCTCTATTGCCTTTAAAGAACTCTTGATCAAGAGCAAACTCTCGAATCAAATCTGGGTCTTCGTAGAAGTTATCTATAACTATAGTAGGAAAGAAAGGATAAAGGAATCTATTTTTTAGGTCACCTTCTCTTATATCTGCAGCACTTTTTTTCTGCATACGCATTAGATAATCGACATGATCTTTACTCATTGCGGCAAGCCTTGAAAGTTAATAGTTATAGCTATCCTAGTAGTAAACATCTTAGGACATGTGCTGGCATGGAAATGTCTGCCGTCAAATAATATTGCCCGTCCTTTCTTTGGACTGCATTTTTCTAGTGAATAATATTTTTCAGAAGGTCTAGTTTCATGGAAAATAACAGTGTCACCGTCTGTATCATTGACGTAGTAGACTAAGGTAAAATGATCTTGATCATAATCTTGGTGGGGTTTATTATGACGATACGGCATACTAGGTAAAGAATATGATGTGTTTAATAGAAAACCCACCCGTATCCTTAACAGACCGGTCATCTGTATATTGAATTTTTCCTGTATAGCAGTTAACAGTGGATTGTAAAAATCAATAGATGGATTTTCATCTCGTTGATTCCAATACGCCAAGTGACCAAAAGACGGCGTGGGTCCGTTTAACGCAGAGTTATTATGCCCAAACTCATCTGTGGCATCGGCCATAAACGCCCAAGGGAACTTTACATCAGTTAGATGTCTATAAATCTCATCTTGATATTGCTTTTCAACAAGATTATCAATCGTTATTGGTTTGAATACTTTCATGATTTATCTTATACCAGTTTCTATCACTTGATTCTTTAGGTTCGTCAGTAGGTAACTTTGTCCAACAAGGAACGCTCATGCTTAATCTAGGACCCATCGGGTACGCTATATGATACATCCTAGAAGGAATGTAGATTGCATCTCCGGGTTCTAGCACCACATCAAATGCTAGGTCCAACATATCTTCAGTTAACTGATGATTCATAGTACCTGTTCGATACATGGTAGAAATCCTGTTGTTAAACACCTTCCAACGAGTTTTACCCCATGCTTGGAATATGAAGTTTGAAGGATAGTCTTCGTGTATCCAAAAACTTTTTGAACCTTCTAAGCCGCCATAGACGTGTATGCAAGAGTTTACCATGTATATATTTTCTAATGTACGCATGAGTTCTATAGTTTTTTCACTGTAGAATGCGTAGTCCATGATAACAAATCCGTTGCCTTTATTGATATTTTCAAACATAAAGGCTTTGTCTTGTACAGGTTTAGAAAATACCCATGCTTTTTTATTCATAGGTATTTCGATTTTAAGATTGTCAGGGCCTATCATCTCAAAGTTATACAGCTCTGGTCTATTAAAACAATGTTCCACATCGTTCCATGTGACCATTTCTGAAGCTTCTGGAAGTAGATTTTTAAAATAATGAGGCTTATCTTCATAAAGAAGATTAGTCTCATTCAATAACCTGAATCCTAATTCTTTCATCGTCATTTCTTATCATCTTTATGTTGAACGAAACAGATATCCTGTCTTCGTCGGTAGTGTTTGCTCCTACACCGTGTGGCAATGCACCAGGAAATAAAATAAGTCTGCTAGTTACTGGATCAAAACTAATAGCACTAGCACTAATATGTTTATATTGTTCGATGGGCGCCTGTGAAGCGATTACATAATCCTGAGAATACTCTTTAAACAGAGTTATTTTTCCTTGTCCTGGATATGCCTTGAGGTAAAATACTCCTGCTATAAACGTATTATCATGTGTGTGTACCATGTTAGTATGGTGCTTTCCGTTGACATTAAACCAGAAGTTTTCGATTAAAGGAAAACATAAGCTCTCTTTATATCCATAATCTCTGACACATTGTCTAGCCTGTTCCATTAATCTATCTTCAAGTGCCTTCATTTGAGGGTAAAGTCCGGGTCTAAAATCCATACTCTGCCAGCCTCCTTCGTTGCTGAGTCTGCGACCGTATGGATCTTTTTCTTTGAGTTCTGTTAACAGCTCTAGCATTGGTGCAGGATCGATGGTGGTGTCCTCCCACCAAACGGGCGTAGGAAAGTAAAGTTCTAGATTCATGAAAACAGATCCTTAAGCGTCTTATGTTGTAGTAGTTCGTGACTAAAAGCAAAAGCATGACTCCATCTAAAATCTACATTTTCTCCCACCCAAGCACTGTGACATATATTAGCTTTGTACAAAGTCATAGTTTTTTCTCTTGTTGGGGCCATTCCTACTAGTTCAAACCCCCATCTCTTCAGCTCTTCTTCAGGAACGTTCATCCAACTATCGAGACGTTTTGGTTCAAGTGATAGTGCTTCCCATTCTTTTCTCATAGGATGCTCTAAGTCTAACTGAAAGTCATAGACATCGTTGTAGATCTTACCATGATACTTATACAGTCGTGTACAGCTATCTTCTATTTTGTGATCAGTGAACCATAAGTTAGAGACCATCCCAAACACATAATCAATGTGAGGTAGTCTCCAGCAGCTTATTGGTCTGGTGCGTTCTCTTAGAAATATATTGCCCCATTCGTGTATCTGAGGATCTTGCCACTCGTCTGTTCCGTGTATTTTATAAAAATCTCTTATTAAGAAACAAAGATCTAAATACACCCATTCAGGTAGATGTATGGTATCAAAAGGATTTGGATCAAAGTTTTTTGGATGATTATTATCTTTCTGTATAGGAAACATTCCTATGAGATCTCTAAAAAGATAAAACTGTTCGTCAGTTTCAAAAGGATGATCTGCCGTCCAATAGCCAATATCATCAGAAAGATGATGGTATTCCACATTCCAGTCATCTATTTTTTTA